ATGTCCGAAGGACGCATCCTCGCAAAGTCATGGAGGCTTTAACCCTTGAGACTGTGGCATGGGCCCGCAAGGTCGGCCTGTCCCCTGATCGCGTCGCCTTCCTGCTGGCCTGCCCGAAGTACACGGTGAGCAAAGGCCACCGCAAGTCCGACAAGGTCATCACCGACAACCCGAACCACCACCTGCAACGCCTGGGCGACTGCTACTGGTTCCGCTTACGTCGTCGCGGCACGGACATCGTCGAGAACATCGGGCACGACCTCCTGACCGCCCGCAAGCGCCGTGACGAGATGCTCGCGGCCTTCGACTCCGGCCAGCCTATCCCTTACCTTAACCGCAAATGAGCACCCCGACCCGCTTCATAGCCTTTGGCGATAACCACGGCGACATGGCCGACGATGAGGCCACCGACGCCCTCTGCGAGTTCATAAAGGACTACAAGCCGACCGTCCGTGTCCACCTCGGCGACTGCTTCGACTTCCGATCGCTTCGCCGTGGCGTAGGCAACGACGCGGAAGGTGCTGAGTCCCTCATGGCTGACATCCAGGGCGGAGAGGACTTCCTCGCCCGCACCAAGCCCACCGTCTACCTGATGGGCAATCACGAGCACCGCACCGTCGCACTCCAGCACACGTCAGGCTCGGCCATCGTCCGCGACTACTGCGCCGACCTCGAGGCCCGCATCAAGACCGCCGCGAAGAGCTGCGGAGCAAAGACCATCCTGCCCTACCACGCAGAGAGGGGTGTCTACCGTCTAGGCCCGGTGGCCTTCATCCACGGTTACGCGCACGGCCTGAACGCCACTGCCGAGCAGGGTAAGCACTACGCTGACCGGGGAGGCGCTCTAATCCACGGCCACACCCACACGCTCGCCCAGGTTAACTTGACGAAGGCCGAAGGTGGCGCCGCTTTCTCCGCCGGCTGCCTCTGCCAGAAGGACGCTATGGCGTACGCATCGCACCGCCTAGCCACCTCCCGCTGGGGCTCAGGCTTCGCCGCTGGATGGGTCGACGGCCACGACTGGAAGGTCTGGCTCGTTCACCGCGTCGGCAAGAAGTGGGTCTGGACGACCGACCTCAAGGTCTACACCCCGAAGAGCAAATGAAGCCGTTTGACGCTCGCGGCCTAGTCGACGCTTTGCGTGGTGCTACCGTGCAGGACTTAGACGGCTGGATCAGAACCAAAGACCTGCTGCCGCTTATCGGCGTGAAGACCTTTGCCGGCATACGCACGCCCCTCGAACGCATCGTCAAGGCTGGCTTCGCAGAGGTTAAACTCATCACGAAGAAAAATCTAGCCTACCGCCTGTCGAAGAAGTTTAAGACCTGGGACGATGCCCACAACGCCGCCATCGAACTCGACCGCTTCAAGGCTCCCGCTGGCTGGGTCACGCTCACGCAGTACGCCCGCAAGCAGCGCCGCACCGTTCGCGGCATCCAGTACCGCGTCGACGGCATGGACATCGACACGCGCGTCTACAAGACGCCCCGACCTGTCCCGCACTACCGACGCACCGACCTCGACCGCCTCCTTCGCAAAGCACCTTGACCTTGGGCACCCACGCCCCCAAACCCCAACCCCTTCTTCCATGACTCCTCCGAACAACGTGCCGGCGGAACGCCACCTCCTCGGCGTCCTCCTCCGTGACGCGCTCCCACTCCCTAGTGATCTCAAGCCCTCCGACTTCTTTGAGCCAGTCCACCAAGACATCTACGCTGCGGCACTGTCCCTTGCCGTGGACGGAATCCCTGCCGACGAGCTCACCGTCAGCCAACGCCTACGCGAGGCCCGCTCCCTTGTGGACGCTGCCACCGTCTCACTCCTGGTCAGCGATGCCGGTGCGTCGACATATCGCCCTGAGCACGTCGACCTCATTACCGACGCCGCCCTCCTCCGTGAGGCATCTAACGCGGCACACAACGCCACTAACCCCGACACCCTCCTCGACCACTATGCTCGTCTAAGCGAAGAGCGCAAGGCCTCGAGGCGCGAGAAGGACATGGGCGAATGGTTTGAGCTTGAAGCCCTAGACAACTTCAACCCGCTCGAAGACAAGACAGTGCTTGTCGGCAAAGCGCGCCGCTGGCTATGCGAAGGCTACGCCGTTTCAATCGTCGGCTTCTCTGGCACCGGCAAGTCGTCCCTGATGATGCAGATCGCAACCTCATGGGCTCTCGGTCAATCGGTCTTTGGCCTTGCCCCAGTACGTCCCCTTCGAACCCTTATCCTGCAATCCGAGAACGACTTTGGAGATTGCGCCGAGGCTTGGCAGGGCTCGACCATCAAAATGACTGGAAGCCAAAAGGCTAAGTTACGCGAGAACCTTGCCATCGTTCGCGACTCAAAGCACATCGGCAGCGCCTTCCCTGATTTCCTTGAGAGACTTATCATCCGCCATCAGGCCGAGGTCGTCTGGATTGACCCGCTCCTGGCTTACGCTGGCTTTGACATCGCCGACCAGTGCCTCACGACCGAATGGCTGCGCACGCAGGTCGACCCTGTCCTCAAGCGCACCAAGGCCGCCATGATCTACATGCACCACACGACGAAGCCGAAGTCTACCGATGACCTGGACAGCATGACGCCACAGCAACTTGCCTACCTAGGCGGCGGCTCCGCTGAGTGGACTAATTTTAGCCGCGACGCAGGGTTTTTATTCCGTACGAAGGGCGAACCTGCCCGGTACAAGTTCGGCTTCTCGAAGCGCGCCTCCCGTTGTATGCTGGAAGATGTTAGCGGCAACCGCTCGAAGTCGGGCTTTATCTACCTCCAGCACTCCCCTGATGACAACGTGCTCCGCTGGGAGCATGCCCCATCAGGCATGGAGGTCGCCCCACGGCATACCGATTCCAGACCCGCCAATGGGTCTAGGAGCCGTCCTGACTCGATGTGAGGGGTAGGACGCCCTTAACCTCCACCAACCACCCATGAGCCTTTTAATCATGACCTCGTCGCCACGGTATGCAACTCCGTCTCCCACAGGGGGAGTATTTAATGACGCTACCCCCTCTGCTGGCGCGGCGGGGCGTATTAAATAAATTAAGCCGCCACCCTACCGAGATGTCCCCGCGTCGACCGTTATCCCATGCTCAACTGAACCTCCTCCGCATCCGGCGAGAAGTGACCGCTCGAAGACGCTGGCTTTGGAAATACAAAAGGCATCTCATGGAAGCAGCACAAGCCAAGGCCACGGCCAAGGCCACCGAGATCCGACAAGGAGTAAACCGCTACTGCCTTGAGGCAGTTAGGACATGGCCGCATAGATTGACACCTAAGCAGCTTGACGAGTATCTGCTGACCATGCCTTACACCCGCAAGGGCAAGAAGAGGCGAATGAAGAGAACCTCTCTTATCCGCCGGCTTAGGCTCCTCGGCCTGATCGCCTACGTCCCAAGGTGTAACACCTGGCATAACCTTTGCCACTTGCCCGCTGAGTAACATCCTTTCCAAATGAGCGCGTGACCAAGGCCGCGAGTATTAACGACCTAACAGCGCCGCACAGTGAGGCCAAGTCGTTCGACGCGTGGTTCTTTGCGCAGCCGAAGAAGGTGCAGGATAAGATGCGAGAGTCCGGCGTGCTGCCTTACCGCGAGATGGTACAGTCGAGGCACGTCTTCTCCATCGACGCTAACCATCCTAAGTGGGCGTTCAATCCTACAGCTGATGAGCACCGCGTTGAGGTCGACGCGTTCATCTCACGCGATCATGTCGGCGTCATGCTCAAGGCGTTCATGGATGCGCTGGCCTGCTCCGATCAGTTCCACTTCCGCCGGCACGTCGAGCTGATACGATGGGCGCTCTCACTCCCTGGCTGTCTCGACTCACGCACCATTGCCCGGATGTATGGACGCTCGCACATCTGGGCGCAGAAGCGTGCGCGTCAGATTAGGTCGACGGTAAACGGTGACGCGTGCGGCCTGTTCCCGCATATCAATTCACGCAGGGATAAGCACAAGATGCCACGACGATGAATAAGGCCCATATACCCCCGGTAAGAAATCTATTAATAGCCCCTCCGG